AGGGGGAAATGTAGGTGATGCTATTCCCGATGGCACTGTTAATCAGGACCACAAATATTACTTACCTGCCAAATCAGACCAACAGCAGTATCTGTTAGGCAATTCTACCTATTTTCCCACTGTTAGTGGATCTTTAGTAACATCTGATGCTCAGCTCTTTAACAGGCCTTTTTGGTTACGCAGAGCTCAAGGACACAACAATGGCATTTTATGGGGTAATCAAATGTTTATCACAGTTGCTGATAATACACGGAACACAAACTTTTCTATTAGTGTGTCTACTGACAATGGCGCAGTTACAGAGTATAATTCTCAAACACTCAGAGAATACCTAAGACATGTTGAAGAATACCAACTTTCAATTATTTTACAACTTTGTAAAGTGCCTTTAAAGGCTGAGGTTTTAACTCAGATAAATGCAATGAATTCTGGTATATTGGAAGAGTGGCAATTAGGATTTGTACCTACTCCAGATAATTCAGTACATGACCTTTATAGGTACATTAATTCAAAGGCTACCAAGTGTCCTGATGCAGTTGTTGAAAAAGAAAAGGAAGATCCGTTTGCAAAATATACATTTTGGAATGTAGATTTAACAGAAAAATTATCATTGGATTTAGATCAATATCCTTTAGGGAGGAAATTCATCTTTCAGTCGGGATTGCAAAGCAGACCTAGAAGTGTTCGATCTTCTGTAAAAGTGTCTAAAGGTACAAAGCGTAAACGGTCGTGACCGTTTTCGGTTTCCAATAAACAAGTAAACCAATAAGGTATGTGAAGCATTTTTTACCATGTTCGTGACTAAACCATATAAGTCAACGCCAACAACCGCACCCGGTTTAATCAGATATAAGACACCTGGTGCGATTTTATCAGAGCTTTTGTGGAAGCACCTGAGGCGACCGCCAGAACTGCAGCCAAGAATATTTGGCAGAACATTTTCTTGGAAGACAACCGATAACGGTAAGATTGTAATCTTTCAACCGTAGGCGGTACTTTCTGATTGGTTTGGCTGATTGTAGCTAACAACAATCTTTCTTCATAAATACATGTAACCGCCTGCGTTACCTTACAGGATCTAAATAAATATGATGAGCAATACTTAAGAGAATATATATGGCTAGGCCTAAGCCTCAATCTGTTCAACAGCTTGCAGATACTTTATGTATACCTTTAGTAGATGTTTTATTGCCTTGCAGATTTTGTTATAGATTCTTAGCATATATAGAGTTGATCGCATTCGATCGAAAGGGTCTTCAACTAATTTGGACCGAAGAAGATCTAGTGTATGCGTGCTGTACTAGCTGTGCCTATGCTACAGCACAGTTTGAATTTACCAGTTTCTATGAGCACTCAGTTAGTGGGAGGGAGATAGAAGAGATAGAGCAAAAGCCAATAGGAGAGATAGCCATACGTTGCAAATTTTGCTTAAAGTTATTGGATTTGTTAGAGAAGTTGGAGACTTGCTATACTCAGCAACAATTTCACAAGGTTAGGCGCAATTGGAAAGGCTTGTGTAGACATTGTGGGTCGATAGGATGATTGGGAAAGAAGCTACAATACCAGAAATAGTGCTTGAGCTGCAAGAGCTTGTCCAGCCCACTGCTGACCTGCATTGTTACGAAGAGTTGAGTGAAGAAGAGACAGAGGAGGAGCGTCCTCACATCCCTTACAAGATTGTAGCTCCGTGCTGCTTTTGTGGTTCTAAACTGCGACTGATAGTTGTTGCAACGCCTATTGGAATTAGATCACAAGAAGAGCTATTACTTGGTGAAGTGCAGCTGGTTTGTCCAAACTGTCGGGGGAAGCTTCGCCATGACTGACGACACGAAAGGTACAAAATTTGATCCTAAAGAAGGATGTAGTGATTGGTTTGTGCTAGAAGCAGAATGCTCTGACAATAGTTTAGATGGTGATTTGGAAAAGTTATTTGAAGAAGGGAATGATACTGACATTTCTGATTTAATAGATGATGAGGACACTGTTCAGGGAAATTCCCGCGAATTGTTATGCCAGCAACAAAGTGAGGAAAGCGAGCAACAAATACATTTGCTAAAACGAAAGTATTTCAGTTCACAAGAGATTCTGCAGTTAAGTCCTCGTCTGCAGTCTATTACTATTTCGCCACAGCATAAGTCTAAAAGGAGATTATTTGAAGGAGACAGCGGACTAGAACTGTCATTTAATGAAGCTGAAGATTTTACTCAGCAGACTTTGGAGGTGCAGGAGGTATCGGCGTCCGGCTCTGAGCCGGCAGACCAGGGTGCCAAGGGACTGGGCATTGTTAAAGACCTTCTTAAATGTAGTAATGTTAAAGCTATGTTGTTAGCAAAATTTAAAGAAGCATTTGGAGTTGGCTTTATGGAACTTACTAGGCAATATAAAAGTTGTAAAACATGTTGCAGAGATTGGGTTGTAACTTTGTATGCAGTTCAAGATGAACTGATAGAAAGCTCCAAACAGCTGTTGCTTCAACACTGTGCTTATATATGGTTGCAGCATATGCCTCCAATGTGTTTATATTTATTGTGTTTTAATGTGGGTAAAAGTAGAGAAACTGTTTTTAGACTGCTAATGAATTTATTGCAAGTAGCAGAAGTACAAATATTGGCTGAACCTCCAAAGCTTCGGAGTACATTATCTGCACTGTTTTGGTATAAAGGTAGCATGAATCCAAATGTCTATGCACATGGTGAATATCCGGAGTGGATTATGACACAAACCATGATCAATCACCAATCAGCAGAAGCTACACAATTTGATTTATCCACTATGATACAATATGCATATGATAATGATTTAATAAATGAAGATGAAATTGCTTATAATTATGCCAAAATAGCAGATACAGACGCTAATGCCAGAGCTTTTCTACAACACAATAGTCAAGCCAGATTTGTTAGAGAATGTGCACTAATGGTTAGATATTACAAACGAGGTGAAATGAAAAATATGAGCATATCTGCCTGGATACATAATAAAATGTTAGTTGTGGAAGGCGAAGGACATTGGTCTGATATTGTAAAGTTTGTAAGATTCCAAGATATCAACTTTATAAGGTTTCTAGATGTGTTTAAATCATTTTTACATAACACTCCTAAAAAGAATTGTCTTTTATTTTATGGTCCACCTGATACAGGCAAATCAATGTTTACTATGTCTTTAATTAAAGTGTTAAGAGGAAAAGTTTTATCCTTTGCAAATTATAAAAGTAACTTTTGGTTACAGCCTCTGGCAGACACTAAAATTGCTTTAATAGATGACGCCACGTATGTGTGTTGGGATTACATAGATCAATATTTAAGAAATGGATTGGATGGTAATTTTGTTTGTTTAGACCTAAAACATAAGGCGCCATGTCAAATTAAGTTTCCACCTTTATTACTGACTTCTAATATAGATATTATGAAGGAAGAAAAGTATAGATATTTACATAGCAGGGTGCATGCTTTTGCATTTCCAAATAAGTTTCCTTTTGATAGTAACAATAAGCCACAATTTCGACTTACTGACCAAAGCTGGAAATCTTTTTTTGAAAGGCTTTGGAAACAGTTAGATCTCAGTGACCAAGAAGACGAGGGAGACGATGGACACACTCAGCGATCGTTTCAATGCACTGCAAGAGAACCTAATGGACATTTATGAGTCAGGTCGAGATGACCTAGAGACCCAAATTATGCATTGGCAACTTCTAAGGCAGGAGCAGATCCTGTTCTATTATGCCAGAAAAAATGGAGTCATGCGTTTAGGATACCAGCCTGTACCTCCTTTAGCCACCAGTGAAGCTAAAGCAAAAGATGCAATTGGCATGGTTATATTATTAGAAAGTTTACAAAAGTCTGCTTATGGTAAAGAGTCCTGGACACTTACACAAACTAGTTTGGAGACCGTGAGGAGTCCACCTGCAAATTGTTTTAAAAAGGGCCCTCAGAACATTGAAGTGATGTTTGACAATGACCCTGAAAATCTAATGGTGTATACTGTCTGGTCATTGATTTATTATCAGACTGTAGATGACACGTGGAACAAGGTTGAGGGACATGTTGACTACCATGGTGCATATTATTTTGAAGGAGTTTTAAAGGTCTATTATATACAATTTGAAGGTGATGCTGCCAGGTTTAGCAAAACTGGACGCTGGGAAGTACATGTTAACAAGGACACTATCTTTGCTCCTGTTACTAGCTCTTCGCCGGCAGCTGGAGAAGGGACAGACGGGGCAGCCTCCGTCCACACCGTATCCGGGTCGCCGCTCGCACGGGGATTCCCTACCACCTCCGTGTCCACCAGAAAACGGACACCACCACGGCGATACAGACGAAAAGCATCTAGCCCTACAACCACCGCCGCCCGGCAAAAAAGACAAGGAGAAGACACCGCAACAAGGCGATCAAGGTCCACCTCCCGGGGGAAACAAGCAACCTCCAGGGGAGGGGACCGACGCAGACGGAGACGAGAACGCTCCTACTCCGGAGACACCTCCAGTTCCCCCGACAGGGGAAGGGGAGGGAGAAGTAGAGGGGGGCCCGAGACACGATCCCAATCAAGGTCCCTCTCACGATCCCGGTCGCGGTCGCGATCCAGAGGGTCTTCTTCCAGGGGTGGCGTTGCGCCTGACGCAGTGGGAAAGTCAGTTCGAACAGTTGGTAGAGACCATAGTGGACGACTTAAAAGATTACTGGACGAAGCTAGGGATCCCCCAGTAATTGTGCTGCGTGGTGATGCTAACAAATTAAAATGCTATCGCTATAGAGCTAAGAAAAAGCATGGAAACCTAGTTAAGTACTACAGTACCACGTGGTCATGGGTTGGGGGCAGCACCAATGATAGAATTGGAAGGTCACGCATGTTACTTGCATTTCAATCCAATACAGAAAGAGAGTTGTTTATAAAAACTATGAAATTACCACCAGGAGTTGATTGGTCACTGGGTCATCTAGATGAATTGTGAAAACAGCTTTTTTATAACAAACTAACATTGCTTTTGCTTTTGCTACTAACTTACTAACGTTCCAATGGCTCGCGCACGTCGTACCAAACGTGCGTCTGTAACTGACATCTACAGGGGTTGCAAGCAGGCTGGCACTTGCCCCCCCGATGTAATTAATAAAGTGGAACAAACAACAATTGCAGACAAAATTTTGAAGTATGGTAGTGCTGGTGTTTTTTTTGGTGGGCTTGGGATTAGCACCGGCCGAGGAACAGGTGGTGCTACAGGATATGTCCCTTTGGGGGAAGGCCCTGGAGTGCGCGTAGGAGGCGCACCCACCATTGTTCGCCCTGGGGTCATACCTGAATTGATTGGGCCAGCAGATGTAATACCTATTGACACAGTCACTCCAATTGACCCCGCAGCACCTAGTATTGTCACAATTACAGACAGTAGTGCTGTTGACCTTTTACCTAATGAAATAGAAACAATTGCAGAAGTGCATCCTGTGCCAACAGATAATTTGGATATTGATACTCCTGTTGTTTCAGGAGGTCGGGATTCCAGCGCTGTTTTGGAAGTTGCTGATCCTAGTCCCCCTGTGCGAACAAGAGTTTCCAGAACACAATATCATAATCCATCTTTTCAAATAATAACTGAATCTACACCTTTAGCAGGAGAATCTGCTTTAGCTGATCATGTAATTGTTTTTGAAGGCACTGGAGGACAAAATATAGGTGGTTCTCGAAATACAACTATAGAAACAGCTCAAGAAAGTTTTGAAATGCAAAGTTGGCCTAGTAGGTATAGTTTTGAAATAGAAGAAGGAACACCTCCTAGATCTAGCACACCAGTACAAAGAGCAGTACAATCGCTTTCTAGTTTAAGACGGGCATTGTATAATAGGAGATTGACAGAACAGGTAGCAGTCACGGATCCTTTATTCTTGAGTAGACCCTCACGATTAGTACAGTTTCAGTTTGACAATCCTGCATTTGAAGAAGAAGTAACTCAAATATTTGAGAGGGATTTAGAGGCTGTAGAAGAACCTCCAGATAGACAGTTTTTGGATGTTATTCGCTTAGGTAGACCTACTGTTGCTGAAACACCACAAGGGTATTTAAGAGTAAGCAGATTAGGACGGCGTGCTACCATCCGTACTCGTAGTGGAGCACAGGTGGGGGCTCAGGTTCATTTTTATAGAGATTTAAGTACTATAGATTCTGATGCCCTAGAAATGCAATTATTAGGAGAACATTCAGGTGATAATACTATAGTACAAGGACCTGTAGAAAGTTCATTTGTTGATATAAATATTGATGAACCTGGTCCCTTAAATGTAGGGCTACAAGAGTCTACTATGGCAGATGACACGGATTTTAATTCTGCAGATTTATTGTTAGAGGATGCTGTAGAAGACTTCTCAGGATCTCAGTTAGTTTTTGGCACCTCACGTCGCAGTACAAATTCAATCACAATACCTAGATTTGAAACTCCAAGAGATACTGGATTTTATATACAAGATATTCAAGGTTACAATGTAGCCTATCCTGAGTCACGTGACACAACACAAGTTATTTTGCCACAACCTGAAACACCAACTGTAGTTATTAGATTTGGAGAGCCAGGTGTAGATTATTATTTACATCCTAGCTTAAAAAAGAAAAAGAGAAAACGCAAATATTTATAATTGTTTTTACAGATGACTTTGTGGCTGCCAGCGACGGGTAAAGTATACTTGCCTCCAACACCACCAGTAGCCCGGGTGCAAAGCACGGATGATTATGTGGAAAGGACAAATGTATTCTATCATGCCATGAGCGATCGTCTCCTAACTGTAGGCCACCCATATTATGATGTCAGATCTAGTGATGGCTTAAAAATCGAGGTTCCTAAAGTATCTGGAAATCAATACAGAGCTTTTAGAGTTAGGTTACCAGATCCAAATAAATTTGCTTTAGCAGATATGTCAGTATATAATCCAGAAAAGGAAAGGTTGGTGTGGGCCTGTGCAGGCTTGGAGATAGGCCGAGGGCAACCACTTGGAGTAGGAACAACAGGTCACCCTTTATTTAATAAATTAAGGGACACTGAGAATAATAGTAATTACCAAGGGGGATCACGGGATGATAGACAAAACACATCATTTGATCCAAAACAAGTACAGATGTTTGTAGTAGGATGTGTGCCATGCATGGGTGAACATTGGGATAAAGCACCTGTTTGTGCATCAGAGGAAAATAATCAGACAGGACTGTGTCCACCACTTGAATTAAAAAACACAGTGATTGAAGATGGGGACATGTTTGATATTGGGTTCGGAAATATTAACAATAAAGTTCTCTCTACTAATAAATCAGATGTTAGTTTAGATATAGTAAATGAAATATGCAAATACCCTGATTTTTTAACAATGGCTAATGATGTGTATGGGGATGCATGTTTCTTTTTTGCTAGGAGAGAACAATGTTATGCCAGACATTATTTTGTAAGAGGGGGAAATGTAGGTGATGCTATTCCCGATGGCACTGTTAATCAGGACCACAAATATTACTTACCTGCCAAATCAGACCAACAGCAGTATCTGTTAGGCAATTCTACCTATTTTCCCACTGTTAGTGGATCTTTAGTAAC